CTATTGGCGGTAGTGAAGAAAAGGGCGGTAGTGCACCTAAGCCAAAAGACATGGGAACTTCTTTCGAGAATGAACCAGGTTCAAAAGCAGGGGACACTTTTAAGAAAGCATCTGCACCAAAGAGTGCTGAATAATTAGGAGTTAGCCAATATGGCATACTTAAGAGAACATCTTACGTTCGATCAGGCACAAGTAACCCTTGAGTCTAAAGGTGAAGGGGATTCAAAAGACCTTTACCTAAAAGGCATCTGTATTCAGGGTGGTGTTAAAAACGCTAACCAGCGAATCTACCCTGTCTCCGAGATAGGCAACGCTGTTAAGACGCTCAAGGATCAGATCGACGGCGGTTATTCTGTACTAGGTGAAGTTGATCACCCAGATGATTTAAAGGTCAATTTAGATCGTGTATCGCATATGATTACTGATATGTGGATGGATGGCCCAAACGGGTTTGGTAAGATGAAAATTTTGCCTACCCCGATGGGCAATCTTGTCAAAACCATGTTACAATCAGGTGTGAAACTGGGAGTCAGTTCACGTGGAGCAGGTGAAGTTAATGAATCCACTGGAGAAGTTAACGGCTTTGAAATTATCACAGTTGATGTGGTAGCACAACCAAGTGCGCCGGGTGCTTACCCAACACCAATCTATGAACACTTAATGAATACAAGAGGTGGTTATAGTGCGTTAAGGGCGGCTCACGAAGTATCGCAAGATACTAAAGCACAGAAGTATCTCAAAGAACAGATGCTACGAGTCATAAAAGGCTTGCAGTAACATTAAGGAGAAGCCAATGAGTGATATGTTTAATAAACTTTTTGAAACAGGCTTACTAGGTGAGGAAGTTCGTTCTGACTTACAAGAAGCATGGGACCAAAAAGTTAAGGAAAACAAAGACACTGTTACTGCTGAACTCCGTGAGGAATTTGCAAAACGTTACGAACATGATAAGACTAACATGGTCGAAGCGATTGACAAAATGGTTTCCGAGCGTTTAGAATCAGAAATTGCTGAGATTGCTGAAGATAAGAAACAACTTGCAGAAGCAAGAGTTGAATATAAGAAGAAAATCGGTGAACATTCTGAAAAACTGCAGGAGTTTATGCTCAAGCAGTTGACTAAAGAAATTGGAGAGTTGCATGAAGACCGTAATAAGGTTTCAGAAAACTTTTCAAAATTGGAAGACTTTGTTGTTAAGCAACTTGCAAATGAAATCAACGAGTTCGCAGAAGACAAAAAAGATTTGGCAGAAACCAAGGTTCGCCTTGTAAAAGAAGCCAAAGAAAAATTTGCAGAAGTAAAAGCAAAATTTGTTGCTAAGTCAGCAGAAATTGTTAAAGAAACTGTAAGTAAGAAACTAGCAGAAGAGATTTCACAGTTGAAAGAAGATATTCATTCAGCACGTGAAAACAATTTTGGTAGAAAACTATTCGAAGCGTTTGCTAATGAATATTCTAACTCATACTTAAACGAAAAATCAGAGACTGCGAAGTTGATGAAAATCGTTGCTGAGAAAGATGAAGCGTTGGCTGAGGCTAAGAAAACCATCACAGAGAAGGATACTCTAGTTGAATCTAAGGAAGCAGAAATTTCTGTTGCTAAAGATTCTGCGAAACGTGTTGCAGTGATGAATGAGTTATTGGCTCCATTAGGGAAAGACAAAAGTGAAATTATGTCTGAACTACTAGAGTCAGTGCAAACTGAAAAATTGCACACAGCATTTGACAAATATCTACCAGCAGTAATGGAAGACAGAAAAACTTCTAAAACTGTTAAAAAGGCACTAAATGAAAGCACAGAAGTAACAGGCAATAAAGAAACTACACAACCGGTAGAAGAAAAGTCAAACTTAATAGAACTCCGCAAATTAGCGGGATTAAACTAAAGGAGAAGGACAAAATGTCAGAAATGATCAATGAAAATTGGCAGGCAACCAAAGGCGCACTTCTTGAAGGCTTAGATGGTCACAAGAAAAGCGTAATGGACGTCACTCTCGAGAATACTAGACGTTATCTCGCTGAGTCGGCAACTGCTGGTGCAACTTCCGCAGGAAATGTTGCAACACTAAACAGAGTGATTCTTCCAGTAATTAGACGTGTAATGCCAACGGTTATCGCAAATGAAATCGTAGGTGTACAACCAATGACTGGTCCAGTATCACAAATTCACACACTGAGAGTACGTTACTCAGACACTAACAACGCTACAGGAACTGCAAATGACGTGACTGCAGGTGATGAGGCTTTATCACCATTCAAAATCGGTCAAGCATATGCTGGTGACGGTACAGACGGTAAAGGTGCTTCAACAGCGGCTTTAGAAGGTAGTGCAGGTAACAGATTGTCAATTCAAATCTTAAAACAAGCAGTAGAAGCGAAGTCAAGAAAACTATCTGCTCGTTGGACATTTGAAGCGGCACAAGACGCTCAAGCACAACAAGGTATCGATATTGAAGCGGAAATCATGGCGGCTCTTGCACAAGAGATTACTGCTGAGATTGACCAAGAGATTTTAACATCTCTTCGTTCACTTGCTTCAGTTGAAGAAACTTACGACCAAGCGGCTGTAAGCGGTACTGCTACATTTGTTGGTGACGAACATGCGGCACTTGCTGTTCAAATCAACAGAGTGGCTAACAAGATCGCTCAGCGTACACGTAGAGGTGCAGGTAACTTTGCAGTGGTTTCAAACCAAGCATTAACTATCCTACAATCTGCTACAACTTCTGCATTCGCAAGAAGCACAGAAGGTACATTTGAAGCACCAACAAATACTAAATTTGTAGGTACTTTAAACAATGCTATGAGAGTATATGTTGACGCTTACATGGCGGATACAACTGCTGAAAACGACAACCAAGTACTAGTTGGTTACAAAGGTTCATCAGAGGCTGATGCGGCGGCATTCTATTGCCCATACATTCCTCTAATGTCTTCAGGTGTAGTACTAGATCCTGATACATTTGAGCCAGTAGTAGGTTTCATGACACGTTATGGTTATGTTGAACTTACAAACACTGCATCATCTCTTGGTAATGCAGGTGACTACTTAGGTAAAGTTAGTATCACAACTGCTAACGTATCATTCTCGTAAGAGATTAGTTACAAAATACAGAAAAGGGCGGCTTTATGTCGCCCTTTTTTTATGACCGTTTAAATATCTATATGCAAGACGGTATTAAAGAAATAGAAACTAGTTTGGATTGGCCGGACGTTGAAAGTCAAATCAGAGAACTATCTAAAACAGCACCTGAATTTAAATTTGATGTTGTTAAGTTTTGTAGTGGTATGCGATCTGAAATCAACAAATTAAGTCAGTTAGAATTAAAGTATAGACAACAGCGTAGAGATAGCGTTGTACAAGAACACAAAGACCAGTGTGCTAAAATCAATCGTGCAATAAAAGACTTTAGTTCTGTACACCTTATGCACTTGTTCTCAAGAATAGACTAAATACACTGTCAAAAGGAAGTTGCAATAACGCAACGGACTTATGCTGTTTAACCCACAGCGTACCGGATAGAACCCGGATAGGACTACTTATATAGGAGAAAACAAATGGGAAGACCACTAAACAAAAGATTTTTCGGTACGCCAACAGCGGCTGGAAATGAAATCAAAGTAGACTTTCATAACGGCACAGCCATTAAAGAAGGTTATATCGTAAGACAAAAAGGATCAAAGAAATTTGTATGTGAAGAAATTGGCACAGCAGGTGAATTTACTTGTACACTAACAACAGGTAAACTTGCAAATGCTTTAACGGCAGGTGAAATGGCTATCACATTCAAAATGGATGATTCAGAAACTTATCAAGTTTCTAAAATATCAGGTCGTAAAGCAACTTTAATTGCTCCAGACGGAACTGGTTCTAATGCATATGACGGACAGTCAGTGCCGTGGAACTTTAGCACAAGCACATCAGATGGTGCGGCGCAAGTTGAAGAAGCAGGTGATGATAATACACTTGTTGGTACAGACGACGACGATTTCGCTAACGCATAATCGCATATTGGAGAGGGCAAAGTTCGCTTTGCCCTTTTCTCTTGACTAAATAATGCTATAGACAAAGGATCCGCACAAAATGGCAGTAGACGTACTTAAAGTAACAGGTGATTATAAAATTGTAACAAGTTCTGCGACAGGAACGCAACTTACTATGGATACTCCAGAAGTAAGAATCACTGGAGATTTGACTGTATTAGGTAATACAACAACTATTAATACTGCAAATATGTCAATTGAGGATAATGTTATTATTCTTAATTCAGGTGAAACATCACCTAGTGGCATAAGTTTAGGACAAGCAGGACTTAATATATACAGAGGTCCTTCAAGTTCAGCGGCAACTTTACTTTTTGATGACACATTATCTTACTTACAACCAAGTGGCTCAACTGGTCCAGGAGTTTTTACATTTAAAGTAGGCTCTAGTTTAGGTGCTATTCAAGCACACGTTATAGAAACTACAGGAGAAAATTTATTACTGTTAGGACAAAATGCGGCTAATGCTGTTGTTAGTGTTACAGGTACAAGTGATTATGAAACAAATGTTACTGATGACGATCATATACCAAATAAAAAATATGTAGATACAGCAGTTGCAGGTGCGGCCATTAGTAGAATGACAGCAGGAAATACTATTGCTGAAGTATTTGATACTAGCGATGGTGATCCTCTTTCACAGTTTACTATTAATGTAGACGGAGCAGAAAAATTTAGTGTTAACGCAATTACAACAGAATTTCAAGATGTTCAATTAGATGGAACAACAATTAGACCTAAAAATTCAAACTCAAGTTTATTTTTAGAAACTAACGGTACTGGAGAAGTAGTTGTACGTGATGTATTAAGTATTGAAGGTGCTGTTGCACCAAGTGCACCAAATGCAGATAGTGGTAGAATTAAATTGTATTCACAAGCCGAAGCAGAGGGTGGTTCTGGACTATATTTTGTAAATACAACTAGTACAAGAGATGAACTAGTAAGTAAAAAGAAAGCATTGCTGTATAGCATGTTATTTTAGGAAAAACAATGGCGATAACAAATAATTTTATAGATGCTACATTAACAACCCTTTATACCAGCAGTGGTCAATCAGCGATCACAAGTATGATATTTTGTAACTATCAAGATACAGATAATATTAGCGGTACTCCAGGAAACGTTTTGACTGATGCAGACACATTTTTAGATTTGCATGTTGTACCAAATGGTGGATCAGCAGGCGATGAAAACAAAATTTTACATCAATTAAAAATACCAGGTGGTGAAACTTTTATTATGGATACAGAACGTTTGGTATTAGAAAACGGAGATACTATTGTAGCACAAACAACTTCACCTGCTACAATTAGTGCGACAATTAGTACGGTAGCAGTGTAATGAGATTTGTAAAAAAGCAACAAATTAATTCTAAACTTATCACAGATCCAAGTGTTTCAGTTGAAGCAAATGGACAAGTTGTGTTAGGTACGAATTATGCTTTGAAAGTTCCTATGGGAACA